AGAGTGAACCATATGAGATGGGTCTACATAATCAACCGTAACGCCTTCAGACTTATTCCAGCTTGTTTTACAAGCACTCATACCTAATATTACTAAATCTTGTATTAGTCTTCTCTTTGTTAAGTTGTATCTATTTAATTCTAAAGTATTATTTATGGCTTCTTCACACGCTATTTCAGACGCTTGCTTATAGCTTAACATCATGTGTAAGTCTAATTCTTCTTTGTTTTCAGGAAGTTCTTCAGGCTTCTGAGTGTTAAATAAGTTTATTCCTATAGTTTGTTCTATTTGCTGTAAGAACTCTTTAGCTTGCATATCTCTTAATATGTCTTCTGCATATTTAGATCTTGCTCTTCTTGATTCTGGATCTTGAGCAAATGCTTTTATATCATAAAGTTTATCGTCCATACCGTTGACAACTATGTCAACAAACTTAGGTATTATAGGAACTGGCTTCCAGTCTAAATTAAGATATGATAAATCTCCATTTATAGCTAATTCATCTTTATATTTTTGAACAGGTTGTTCAGCTCTAGCATACAACCTTCTAGTTCTAAAATTATTATAATTAGTATTAAATCTGTTTTCAACACCAGATCTTGTTCCACTAAACCAATCACCCTCTATAGCTTGAGCAACTTGCTTGCCATAGTCTATGCTTTGTTTAACTTCGTCAGGTACAACCTGATCAGGAAAAGTAGAATAAGTGTTTGTTATTTTCTTCATTTATTTTATTATTTGTGAAAAAGATCCTTCATTATTATAACGGCTTATGCCTAAATCTATTTTACTTTGAGTTCTTATAGCAGTTGGTCTGTATCTGTTTTTGTTACACGCCATGATAGATAATCCAGAACTAATAGATGCATCATACTTGGTTCTGTTATTTATATTAAAACCAGCCCAATCGTCTAGTGTTCTTTGAAAATACATATTACCATGTCCAGTTTCTATTTGACCAACATAGTTTTCAATATAATTTTCTATAGCAGCTGCATGTGCTTGCTTAATATCTTCACTTGAGTTAGGTATTCCACCTATTTCTCTTTCTGTTGTAGATAATTTTGTATATATCTTATCAGGTCTGTTCATGCTGAAACCTCTGTAACCTCTTCTTTTTAAATAATACAATAGACGAGGTTTGTTATTTTCTGCTAGTATAGGCATTCCATAAAAATGTAAAGCCATTAGAACGTCTTCAAAAAATATCTCAGCTGTTTGAGGTCTTGATATATACTCAAGAAAAAACTGATTTGAAGGAGCGTCTTCCATGCTAAACTTAGTTAATCCATGTAATGCTCCTTTACTACCCTTACCATCCACAGTACCGCTAATGTCGTAACTGTCACAGCCAAAAGCTCCAATGTGTTCGTTAGATGGATATTTGATTCCATTTTTTATAAATAATTTATTTTGTAAACTAAGCGGAGGTATCCAAGATATTAAAAATCTACCTTTATTATTTGGAAAAAATATAACTTTAGTATCTTTTATTCCATTTTCCCAAGCAAAATTACCTTTTACAACATCTATAGAATTATTTAACTCTTCATTAAAATCTATTTGTTGATATATTCTTGTTAAATTAAATAAACTGTCTTTAGTTTCATCTCTGAAAGCATGTTTTTCAGTTCTTGGAAACTGCCTGTAATATTCGTTTAAAGCATCTTGGTCGTGCTTGAGACCTTCGACTTCATTTTCCCAATGTTGTATGACGCCTGTCGTAATTGTAGTACCTTCAATTGTTTTGATTGGATTTGATCCTCCAATGAAGATAGGTAATCCATGAGTATCCATGAATCCTTCGTAGTTCCACTCCATAGGTATGAACAAGCTATAGAGCCCAGAAGCTGTCTGTCCGTTTTTATTTCTGTTATTAACGTCTGAATTGTTGTATAGTTTTTTGAAGTTGTCTCCACCTTTGTCTAATGCATTTGAAGTACTACCCATCATACATTTACCTACTATTCTTGATCCTAGTCGTAATGTAGTTTTTGTAACTCTCCAGTTGTTTAATATATTATCAGGTCTTTCCCATTTACCACTTTCATCATGAGCTAGTAGTTTTAGCTTTTCACCATCGTAAGAGTTATCACCTGTATTTTTCCAGTCAATAGTTGTATCAAGCCCATCTAATTCTCTTAGTTGCTCATTGCTTTCCAACTTTCTTCTAGTAAGTTTGGATGCCGGAACCCTATATGCCAACTCAGTCTTTGGCCGATCCATACCGTCTTGAATTGGTTTGAAGAAAAATGGATAATTAACGGATATTGGTACAACTTTATCTGTAAACATTTTCTTGGCATCTGCTCCAGACTTGCTGAGTATACCAAACCTTGAGTCAGTTGATATTGTAGCTTGATTAACGAGCTCTGCTGAGGACATAAATGAAAATCCAGATCGTCTGTTTTTAAGATAGCACATTCCGTAACACCTGTTATCTGCTTTGCAAGCTTCCCAAAATATAAAAAAGAGTCTGTTTGATTCTCTATAGTCTGGTGCTCCAATGTCGATCTTTGACCATTGCAAGTACATATAATGAGTACCAGTAATGTAAGTATTAATACCATTGTTATAAAACCAAAATCCTTCTTCTCGTCTAGTAAATTCATTATCTATATAATCGTACCATTTTTCTTTAAAATCTAGTGGGTAATCTTCCCAGTCAAATCTAGTTTTTATTCTTTGTAACTCCTTAGGGTATTCTTTTCTTTCCCAGTATTGTTCCGATTTTTTTTCGCTTCGTTTAAACGGTTCATTTGCTGCTGGTAAAGCAATCCTGAGATTTTGTATTTCAATGACTTGTCCAATTTTACCTGTTTTACTTATTACTACAAAATCATATTCCACATTGTATCCATATTCCCACTTGTTTAAACGGTTTTGTTTTTTTAATATTGTAGGATTTACAACGTCTTTAATTTCTTTCCAAAGAGTTTGTTCGTGGCTCACTTGCTTCTCCCTTCCGCAAAACCTTTAAAAACTTTTTGTTCTTTAACTTCTTTAGGTTTTTCATTTAATATATCCTCTTCTTCTTCTATTCTTTGCAATATTTCAAAAGCATCCATAATACAAAGTTTTTTTGTAGCAGCCGCATTTTTAAGTCTATCAGCTGAAACATCTTCTTCAGTATGCGTAATGATTTTTTCTTCAGCTACTTTAATTAACTCATCAACTGCTTTTCGCCCAGCTTGGATTATATTCTTTCTCGTTTGTTTCGTGCCCATTTAAAATAGCTATATCATTAGATTTCATACAATAGAGTCGTTCATTATTTATAATAAACTCAAATTCTGAGTTAGGTGTGAACGTTACAGTCGCTCCAGTTGTTATTCCTAGAGCTTCTAAGGTGTTGTTGCTATATTTAACTATACCAACATTAGGTTTTTCTTTATCAATGCTTAGATTATCAGTATTTAATACTGGCATTAAAAAACAATAATCATTAAATGGTTTGTCGTTGTACATATATATTTGATCTACACTACAAAGCCACATATTATCTTTAAAATATAAAGAACTATTTCTTTCTCTACCTTTGTTATCATACCATCTTCTAAAAATATTATGATGAACATATACTGTATCACCTACTTTTATTTTAGTTTCAAAAGCTGATGGTGTAGAAACGATAACAGCTTTTTTACTAACAAACTTATGATTTTTAATACTAGCGTTAATAATGAGGGTTTTATCATTGATCTTCTTTGTATTATCATACCTTTTACTTAATGGCTTAACAATAAAATTATATAAGCTTCTCATTAGTACTTTAAATCGTACTCTACTGATATTGCCATATTTTTATTAAATTTTTTCCACGGCAAAACTTCATTAGACTTGGTTATAAATATATTATAAGACTCATCCTTTTCGTCGTGCAGTATATTAGATATTACATGACCTCCATAAACTTCTTGACCACACGAATAGTGCATAGCTCCATCTTTATAATCGGAACCTATACTTATTTTTCTAATATTAGACATCTTCTTTATCGTTTACTCGTTTCCACTTACCAGTGAGTAAATCAATATTTATTGATCCGTACTTCTCTTCTAATACTTTTTTAGTATTATTTACAACCTCGTTTGTGTCTGCCAACTCATGTAATAATGCGTGTTTTTTAGACTCTATATAACCTATTTCAGCTAATATACTATTTACCTTGTCTTGCTCTTTTTTTACTTGTGTGAATTCTTTTTCATCAAGTATTCCAGAATCTACCGTTACTTTACTCATTTTATTTTATTTAATTATTAACCAAGAAGTATCTTTAAATTGCTTTATATTGTTTCCAAAGTTTTCTGTTACAGCCTGCTTTACAGTATCCCAACTATAATCATGTCCAGCTATAATGCCACCTTTTTTAACGACTCTAATACAATCTTTA